ATTCTCTCGGTTCTTAGGAATTAAAGTATAAACTCGTCCAGTTTCTTTCATAATATAGTTCCATTATCAATTATTCCAACCTTTATTATACCCTATTTCGCAATAAAAGTAAAGCGATATTTGACTCAAAAATCGTCTATTTTGACCCTATTTTGGGTGTTTGCAAGGTCGTAGAGGGTCGTACAGCCACCTTTACCCTTACGGTTGACCGCTTTATTGATAGTCGTGTCGGAGAGGTCGTAGTCGCCCTCTAAGAAGGTATTTCCCCCTATTCTAAACACTGATAGGGAGCATCCACTCTTTTGGGCTCCCCAAAACTTAAACCCCAGACGCTCGTAAAAGCCCACTGCGGACTTCTCAGAGGATACCCTGAAGTAACTTGCGCCATTGGCTTTGGCTCGTATTAAGGAATCCTCGCAGAGCAATCGAGCCGAACCTTTACCCCTATGCTTTACAAATGTGTGCAAGAGTTGAAGGTTTGCAACATGAGGTTTGGTCTTTGAGATTGTGGTAATAATTGCAGCAGTTAAATCATTACCATCATATGCACCAATACAATAATCCCATTGGTCTTGCATATCTGCTTTGGCAACAAATGTCTTAGCGAAGTTATCCTCTTTGTCAGTGCTTATTGCTGCAATGAATTCTGTTCTAGTGCAATTACGTAAATTCATTTTACTTTAACTACCATATTAATACAAATTCTTTCATGCTGGAGTATAGGGTTTGATGACGCATGTAAGAGATATGATGGGAAAATTAAGATAGATCCTTTCTTTGGTTTTATCCTAATAGTATCTAAACCATCAATGATAACTGTATCACCATCAGAATCATTAACATAATATACTGCGCTTAAACAATTTTCATTTCCATCTACATGTAAACTACTATGTCTTCCACCAGAATCTTTACATCTCCATAATAAATTATACTTTATTCGAAGGATAGTAGAGTATTCCCCAAAAGAATTCAATAGAGGTAGAAATAATTCATAATCAGTATGATGCACAGGACAAGTTAGTTGACCAACATCAAAAGTAGTTTCATTTTCAACTGGCACTTCTAGTGGATGAATACAAGTTTTATTGTATGTCCAGGGTATACCCTTAGAGATATCTAAATATTTTTGTTGAAGATCTTCTGGTATAAAGTTATCAATTACTTTATACTTCAACATAAGTTCTTACCTTTTCTCCACGATCTTCTGGATGTTTAGTTTTCTCCCAACCGATAAACTGATTGAGATCCCAAATCATTGGAGGGAAATTATAGTTGTTGTTTGAAATTAATTCAACAACACTTTGACCATCGTTCAATGCAGCATCAAGGAAGTCTTGAACAAATCTAAAGCAGGATTCTAGTTGAGTTCGATCCATTGTGCCACGGAATAATCTAAACTCTACCGTATCGATATGCTTTAGTGCGTACATATTAATAGCGTATCGGAATGGGCGACCCATTGACACTCCATCTTTACCTGCAGCATGCATCTTAATGAATGAAGGAAAGTCTGTTGCTAGATTAATGATATTATCTGCCATGTAGTCTGGAAGAGTACGACCACCATCAAACTTCAAATACATCTTTGCTCCTTTGGCACCTTTCATTTGATTGTGCTCAAAGTAACCATACACGTTCTCTACAGTATCGTGTTGGTTTTCTTTAATGTATTTGGTTAGACGTTTCAGTGCATCGATATCATCACGTAGATTAGGCACACGACAATGAATGTGTGTATGAGCAGTAGCACCAATTGTAGGTGGAGTACCATTGTCCGTGAATAATTTTTGAAGTTCAAAATACCGATCAACTTGTTCTTCCCAAGTTCTAGTCGGTTTCGTGTTGATCTCACCACCGAATGGAGGATCGATACCAAGTGGGTCAGCGCAGACATATTGATATGGTTCTCTTAGATTAATAATATCTCGCTCTGAATATTCCCAAGTACCGAGATGTTCTGGGATTGAAAAAGAGCGAGGAACATCACCCCACTCTATTTCCATTCCGTAAGTAAATTTGTCAGTTGGATATGGTTTCAGTTTCATAATCTACTTTCTGCAAGTCAGGTTTTGTTGTTTGAACAACTTCAACATTCATTGTCATGAGTTCATCAAATGTAATATAGGTATTCATTGGCACTTCAACTGCTGGCATTTTAATACCTGCACGTTTAGGAATATCCGCAGTAGAAGTAATTATAACCCCATTTACTAAAGAAGTCAAGTATAATGGACGCTTACCATTGCGGTAAACAAGAAGTTTCTTATCTACAGTAAGTTCACAAACTGCCATTGATGCATCAGTATATTCTTCAAGAGGTGAGTCCGAATGCAAAACTAATTCAGAATCATTCTTTGTCTCACATTTGTAGTTGAAGATCTTATCCCAGTTCTCTGCTAGTTCTTGGGTAATAACTCCATTGTGAACAATAGAGTGTTCTTCGTTTGCTATCGGCTGGTTATACAGTAGATCGCTAGTAGAATATCTACAGTGACCAATAAGGTAAAGATTACCGTCATCATTAACCATCTCCTCTAAATTATCTAAATGAATAAATCTATCTGCAGGGACTGCTTCTTTGAGTGTGATAATCTTATCTTTAATATAAGATAATCCAGTTGCATGCATTCCTCGAATCTTTGACTCAAGGAATACCTTACGGATAGTTTCAAAATCTTTTGAAGTAGGATTCTGAATCAAAGCACCAATGACTGAACACATCAGAAGAAACTTTCTAGTGAAGAAGCATTCGCTTGTGGATGATACTTAATAAGTTCCTCACGACCAAGTTTCTCTTCACAGTAGTCATACCACTCTTGACTATCCCACATAGATTCTGATACGCCATTCCATAGTGGTTTCCATAGTGGATGTTCTTTGTTAGTTCTACGTGATTCAACAAAGTTATAACGTGTATCTTCATACTCATGTGAACCAAGTTCTAACATTTTCTCACGGAAATAAACTACCAATGATACACGCTCAGAACCTTCCTCACAAACGATTGGCGTGTTACCATGCATAACTTCGTGGTTGTTAATTAGAAGCAAATCTCCTGGACGAACATTTACTGCCACACGATACTCAGGCGCAATTAAATACCCACCAGTGTAACGACCATCATTAGATAATGTTAGAAGGTTAGATAATCCTTCATTCAAATCACCAGCATCTCTATGCGCTGCAGTTCTAAATGTTTTATTAACAGTTACTGTTGTGAATGGAGTTCCAGGAACTAGAAAACGAGAATCTAGTTTATTTGCGGCAGCCATTTGCGCTGCATAGCGTTCAGGTAGAAGATTCTTAAATCCTTCAGCAAGATTCTGTAGGAATGGATATGACATTTTAAATTTGTCAAAGTTATCACGAGTATATGAAGTAGCACGACCATATGGAATACGAGGATACCGATCGAACCAACCAGCAATACCAGAGTTTACTGCAGTACCATAGGTAGTTGTGCTAATCATTTCCATAACATCTTCACATGCTTCAGCACGATTCTGACGACTAAGTGGTTTGATAGTATCTAGCCATGCTTCGAAGTCAAACTTACTTCCACGGAAACGAGAGATAACCCATACATTGTTTTTGCCACTACCACCAGCCATACGCTTATCAGTTTCAGTGGGGTATTTGGCACGAATGGTATCAATTACATCTTCCTCATCAAGAGATGAGTTACGATTCTTCAACAACGCTTCCATCATTTCCTGTTGATAGTTTGTGACCCATTCACGACCTTCAGTTGTGGCAAGAATACCATCTTTGATACCAGAAGCAAGTCCACGATTCTCTGTGCGAATAGCTGCTTCTCTAAGTCCGACATATGCATTGTCTTGTTGTTCTTTACTAAAATAATTCTTACGAAACTTTAATACGATTCGTTTCTCTGAAATTGGATCTTCACCCATTTGTGGTGGCATATAAACATCAGTATCTTCTTCAATAAGATGATCATAATTCGTTTCGTCAACAAACTTACCAAGAAGATGTTCACAATTGTGTTTTTGCTCAGCTACAATTACCTTAACCATATTTTTCTCCTAAAATTTAAATCCACTGAATGCTTCTGCTTTTTGTCGTTTACCAAATTCGCTCTTATCAAACATAGGTACATCATCTTGAACTTGACCAGCATCAGATAATCCTACTTGAGCAGACGCTTCAACATCATATAACTTCATCTTTGCTCTATCAACACCAATAACAAATCTCTTATAAAAACTAGGATCGTTGTAACGATTCTTCAATTGCTTCACAATAATTTGATTCAACTGTTCAAGTTCTTCATTTGAAACTAACGCAAACATTAAGTCAGCAGTGGCAGGTAATCCAAACGATTCAGAAGTATCTTCCAAACCTGGATCGCTATTTGTAAATCCACTTCGAGTAGTTTGTGTGGCTGAAACAATCGGAACATTATATTCTACTGCCAAACCACGTAACTCTTCAGCGATGGACTTAATATATGTATAAGAGTTAATACTTCCACCTTGCTTCATACGCTGACTTGCGCAGATATTCAGATAATCAATGAAGATAATATCAGGAAGAAACTCACGCTTTAACTTCAACTCTTCAAGCAATGCTCTAAAGTGACCAGCATGTGCGCCAGCAGTAGGATATTCTTTAACGATTAACTTACCCTGAGTCTTGCTAGAGATCTTCTTAATACGATTATCAAAGATATCCTTATCAATGACTTTCAATTCATCCATGGTAAGGTTCAACAAGTTCGCATCGATACGTTCAGCGATGCGTTCTTCAGCCATTTCCATTGTAATGTAAAGAACATTCTTACCTTGAGTCAATACTCCAGCTGCAACGTGACACATAAACAAAGACT